ATCGTTTTTCGTCCGGCAAGTTTGCGATTGCGCAGTGTGACCGCTGCAACTTTCGCTTCAAGCTCAAGGAGCTCAAGACATACACGCTCAAGACGAAGAACGTGAACATGTTGGTGTGCCCGGCTTGTTGGGACCCCGACCACCCGCAGCTTCAGTTGGGCATGTACCCGGTGGAAGACCCGCAGGCGGTGCGCAACCCGAGGCCAGACACCACATATCGGTTGGGCGGCAACAGCGGTCTGCAAATTTCCAACATCAGCGGCACGGACCCAGATGAGGACGGTACAGCCACGGGCGGCAGTCGGATTTTTCAGTGGGGGTGGAACCCGGTGGGCGGATCAAGCTTCTTTGATGCGGCGCTGACACCAAACAACTTGGTTCTTACCGTGAATCTTGGTACAGTTACAGTTGCAACGACATAAGGAGTCGATCATGATGGACGCAAAGAAGGCAGTGCATAAACACGAGAAGGCCATGCACCCCGGCAAACCCATGACCAAGATGCGTGCTGGTGGCAAGACCAACAGCGACATGCTTAAGATGGGCCGCAATATGGCCAAGATTGCCAACCAGAAGTCCCCTGGCCGCAAAGGAGCTTGAGATGGCTACGTACAAACAACCTACAAAAGTAGCATCGGTTGTGGTGGGTGAAGAACCCGCCAAGACGACCATGCGCAAGGCCAATGTGGCTGTGGCCAACACCCGCAGTCAAGACTACCCGCCGATGAAAACCAGCGGCATCAAAATCCGTGGTACGGGCTGTGCAACCAAGGGCGTGATGGCTAGGGGTCCGATGGCATGAACTACGCCGCGTTGTCTGCTGCAATTCAGGACTACACCCAGAACTACGAAACGGAGTTCGTGGCGAATATCCCTGTCTTCGTCAAACAGGCAGAGCAGCGCATCTACAACTCAGTTCAGTTTCCATCTCTGAGAAAGAACGTCACGGGCTCTACGACTATCAACAACAGGTACTTGTCGTGCCCAGATGATTTCCTCTCGGTTTATTCGATGGCGGTCATTGATGGCACGGGCGCGTATGAGTATTTGCTGAACAAGGATGTGAACTTCATCAGGCAGGCATACCCAAGCCCGAATGACACAGCCACCCCCAAGTACTATGCGCTGTTTGGCCCGACAGTTTCTGGGGCGGTCATTTCTGATGAGTTGTCGTTCCTGCTTGGCCCAACGCCTGATGCGGCGTACAGCATCGAGTTGCACTACTTCTACTACCCCGAGTCGATCACGGTGGCGGCAGATGGCCAGACATGGCTGGGTGACAACTTTGATACCGTGCTGCTCTACGGCTCTCTGGTTGAAGCGTACACGTTCATGAAGGGCGAGGCCGACATGATGTCTCTGTACGATGGAAAGTACAAGGAAGCCCTCATGCTGGCCAAGCGTCTTGGTGATGGCCTTGAGCGCAGTGATGCGTACCGCAGCGGGCAGTTTCGCACACCCCCGCTGCCGCAGAATAACGGGGTGGTTTGATGGCCTTCACTGGCAACTATTCCTGCAACACGTTGCGGTCTGGTCTGGCCAACGGCACGATCAACTTCGCCTCGGATACGTTCTATCTGGCGCTGTACACCAACGCGGCAACGCTGGATCAAACAACCACTGCTTACACCACGACAGGTGAAGCTTCGGGTGGAGATTATGTTGCCGGTGGTTTGGTGGTGACGGCCACCGTTGCAAGCCAAGAAACTTCCAGCGGAAGCACCACGTACATCAACTTCTCGTCCCCTGCGTGGACTGGCGTTATCACGGCCCGTGGTGCTTTGATCTACACTCCCGGCGACAATGGTGCGGTGTGTGTTCTTGACTTTGGCTCAGACAAAACGTCTATCGTTTCTTTCACCGTACAGATGCCTGCCAACACCAGCACATCTGCCCTCATCAGACTTGTTTAAGGAGCCATCATGGCAAACGAACTTTCAAACTTTGGCGACCATGCAGAAGTGGTCATGCAAACCAGCGCAGCAGGCAAGGAGTCTGTTGGGGTTGAAGGCCACTACCATGTTGTTTGCCGCGATGCTGAGGGCAACATCAAGTGGGAAGACGAGTTCCCCAACTTGGTCAATGCTGTGGGCAAGGAGTTGATGCTGGACACTTTGCTTCGCACTTCTGGCACCTACACCACTGTTGGCCCGTTCCTGGGCCTGATTTCTGGTGCTAGCCCGACTTTTGCCGCCGCTGACACAATGGCATCTCACGCTGGTTGGACGGAGTTCACCAACTACACGGTTGGTGGTTCTGCTGTTCGCGGCACGGCTGTATTTACTGCTTCTACATCGACTGGAACCACGCCGTCGAATGTGACTACTTGCGCTGCTGCGGCTATCACCTACACCATCACTGGTGCGGGCGGCACGGTGGGTGGCTGCTTCTTGGTAACCGGATCGGGCGCGGTCAGCACTCAAAGCAGCACGGCAGGCACGTTGTACAGCGCGGGCGCATTTGCCACTGCTAAAGTCACCACCGCAGGCGACACTGTAAGCGTTACGTACAGCACGACTGCAACCTCCTGATAAGGAGTCTTAAATGGCTCTGGTCCTTGCGAACCGTGTCCAAGAATCGGCCACGGCGAATACCACTGTAAGCTTCACGCTAGCGGGAGCGGTTGCGGGTTTTCAATCGTTCGCCGTTATTGGCGACACCAACACCACGTATTACTCCGCCACCGATGGGTCGGGTACTTGGGAGGTGGGGCTTGGTACGTACTCGACGACCGGGCCAACGCTGACCCGCACCACGATCTACGCCTCCAGCAACTCAAACCTTGCCGCAACATTCTCTGGTGCAGTCAATGTTTTTGTGACGTACCCGTCTGGCCGATCAGTTAATCTGGATGGCAGCGGCAATGTGTCGGCCTTGGGCACGGTGTCAAGCGGCACATGGCAGGGGTCAACCATTGGGGTCGCGTATGGCGGCACGGGGGTCACATCTTCCTCCGGGGCCAACTCCGTGGTTCTGCGTGACTCCAACGAAAACATCACGATAAACCGCCTGAGCCAAGGGTTGCAAAACATTACCGCTTCTGGCGGCGTGACCACGTTGACGGCGGCCTCAGACTTTAATCAGTTGTTGACGGGCACTGGAAACCACACATTCAGGTTGCCTGATGCAACCACACTGACCGACACCACTGCGTTTCAGTTCAACAACGCCGCCACTGGAATACTGACTGTCCAGAACAATGCTGGCACCACTGTTGGCACGGTTGCGACGGGTGGAGCGGCCAACGCAGTTCTCATATCAAACGCCACTGTTGGCGGCACATGGGAGTTCCACGGCTATTTGCCCGAAGGCGTTACTTGGGGCACCAATGCTCTTAATTTGGGCACAACCGTTATTTCAAACGGCACATGGCAGGGCGGCACGATTCAGTCCGGCTACGGTGGCACGGGCCTGACCACCTTTGCAGGCGCAAACAACGCTCTGTACTCCACAGGCGCATCTACTCTTGTAGCTGGCACTCTGCCTGTTGCTGCGGGCGGCACGGGGCTGACATCTGGAACCTCTGGCGGCGTTCTGTACTATTCGGCCACCGGAACTCTGGCAAGCTCTGGCCTTCTGTCTGCAAACGCTTTGGTCATTGGTGGAGGGGCGGGCGTTGCTCCTTCTACGACCACCACCGGCACGGGTGTTGTCACTGCTCTTGGCAACAACGCCAACGCAACGGGTGGCTTCACAACCATCAATGGCACTGCCACGCTGACCAACAAACGCATCGACCCTCGCACTTCCACCGCCGCGACAACTGCTACGCTGACGCCCGATATCTCCGCGTTCGATCAATACAATCTGACCGCGCAAGATCAAGCTCTAACGGTAGCGGCACCAACTGGAACCCCAGTGGACGGCAACAAGCTGATTCTGCGAATTTTGGACAACGGTACTGCCCGAGCTATCACTTGGAATGCCACTTACACCGTGATTGGCACCACTTTGCCGACAACCACGACCGCCAGCAAGATGCTCTATGTTGGCTGCATTTACAACAGCACCAACACCCGTTGGGATGTTGTTGCTGTAACCACTCAAGCATAAGGAAACGCCATGCAGATCATTTTCAAATTTGACACCCCGTTTGGCTCTTTCTGCGATGCTTTGAACCTGCCTGATGACCACGGTTTGACTGATGAGCAGTTGGAGGCCATGAAGCAGGAGCGCCTGACCAACTGGCTGGCTGTTGTCAATCCCGTTGTCGAAGCTTCACAGGAGTAACGCATGGCTGACAGGTACTGGGTGGGTGGTACAGCCGCGTGGGATGGCACGGCTGGTTCTAAATGGGCATTGACCTCTGGCGGTGCTGGCGGCGAGGCTGTCCCTACCTCTGCCGATGATGTGTTTTTTTCAAGCCTGTCTACAGGTACTTGCACCATAAGCACCGGAAACACCGGGGCCAAATCAATCAACTGCACAGGGTTTACCGGAACATTGACCGGAACTGCCACTATTACTGTTTCTGGCAGTATCACCCTTGTGGCGGGAATGACGTATTCCTACACGGGCACGACTACGATCAACGCTACTGCGACGATTACCAGCGCGGCTAAAACATTTGGCCCGATTACGATTAATGCATCTGGAGGAACAGTTACTCTTGCATCTGCATTAGTTACACAAGTGGCATCCGCCGTCACATTAACTAATGGCACACTTCATCTTAATAACTTCAATTTAACCGTTGGCTCTTTTGCCTCCTCTAATTCTAACACTCGGGCGATTTCCTTTGGTTCCGGAAATATTCTTTTAAGCCGCACATTTGGCACCCTGCACCTAAACATGCCCAATGCCACTAATTTTACTTGGACTGGCACTGGCGCTTTTGTAAGAAATAATGGCAGCGCTACGCTTGACGTTCGATTCGGTAGTTCAAGCGGTGGGACGGCATCCAATGCTCCGAATCTAACCGTTGGTACTGGTGGTGGTCTCGTAGACATTATTCCCGCTAGCTGGTTTAAGGATGTTAATTTTACGGGTTTTACCGGCACTGCTGGCACAGCCGGAGGCGCTGTAAATATAGCTGGTAGTCTTACTTGGGTTACTGGCGGAACTTTTTGGAGTTCTGGAACCACAAACTTCGTTGGGTCTGGTACGTTCACAAGTGCAGGTAAAACGGTTGGCCCCATAACAATCAACGGGGCTGGTATCACTGTTACACTTAACGGCGCAGTGACGTGCGCCACCACAACTACGGTTACCTTAACGCAAGGTACTCTTGATCTTGCCGGTTTCACTCTGAGCACTGGTATTTTTAGCTCCAGTAATTCAAACACTCGATCTATTGCTTTTGGTACCGGCAACATCGCATTAAGCCTTGCGGGGTCGGGCACTTCGCTGGATATGGGAACGGCTACGAACTTTACTTTGACTGGTACAGGCGGTTTTACTCGCAATCAGGTGGCATCCAATACTCTTCGGTTCGGCACCACAGGCGGCACCACATCAAACGCCCCAAATCTGACAGTCACTGGCTCTACAGGCGTATTGACGATTGATGGTAGTGGTAGCGGCACATGGTTTAAAAACCTTATACTCACAGGGTCTAGCTGCGACGTAATAGCTTCTAATGTGAATATAGCAGGCAATTTAAGTCTGGGCACCGCTGGCGTTGCGTATGCCACACTTGACCCTACTTTTCGCGCAAGCGGGACATTTACAGGAAATGGGAATAGACAGATCGGCGACACTGCAATCGATGGTTCGGGCATTACAGTTACGCTAGCTACTAATATAAGTGTGTCAGGCACACTTAATCTTGTCCAGGGCACCTTTAATACCGCTAACTTTAATGTAGCGGCAACCCGTTTTTCTTCAACTAATAGCAACACTCGCACCCTGAACATGGGTAGTGGTACTTGGACTATTTCTGGTTCTGGTTCTGCACCACCCGTATGGGATACATTAAACCCAACGAACCTAACTCTTAATCCAAGTACCTCCACGATATCCTTGTCAAGCTCGTCGGCAAAGACGTTTGTTGGTGGCGGGTTGACTTACTACAACCTGAGACTAAGTGGTGTGGGAGCGTTAACCATCACCGGCTCCAACACCTTCAACGACATCACCAATACCGTGCAGCCATCTACGGTGACCTTTACTGCTGGCACGACACAAACCGTGTCCAACTTTAGTCTGGCTGGCACCGCAGGAAACTTAATAACAATCAACAGCGACACTCCGGGGTCGAGGTTCACTCTGTCAAAATCGTCCGGTACGGTCAATGCGCAGTATTTAGCGATCCAAGACAGCAACGCCACAGGTGGGGCCACATGGAACTCTTTGTTAACAAGCGGAAATGTGAATAACGGCAACAACACCGGGTGGATTTTTGTTACTCCCGGAAATATGTTTTTGATGTTTAATTAACCACCATGTTTGGCATCTCAAGCTTTTCCCAAACGCCATTTGCCTCCCTTGCTGGGGTGGTAAGTGTGTTATCCATCGTGGAAAGTATTCAGCTTGAAGATGCCAGCACACAGCTATCAGCGTACCTTGTAAGCCAAGCAGAACCAATCACGGTAGATGAGACGGATGCAACAGCCGGTGATTTCTACGACGGCGTCATTGAGAATTTAAACTCTGCTGATGTCAACGCGGCATTTGCTGGCTTTTTGGCTTCTGCCACCGAAAACTCAAGCATTCAAGACGCCCAAACAATTGCGGCGCAGTTTGCTGTCGCCAAAACAGAAGACACCGTTTTAGTGGATGACACCGCACAGACGTATTTTGAGTTCTTGCAAGCCCGCACAGAAGGCTTTGCGCTGGACGACTTCAGCACGCAGCAATCTGCGTTTCTGCAAACCATAGAAGAAAACGTCGATCTGGCGGACGCCAATAGTGTTGCGGCCCAGTTTGCCCAATCCATATCAGAGGGCATCACCCTGGCTGATGTGCCCACACTGGCCGCGCAGTTTGCCCAATCCATTACTGAGGGGGTGACAACGCAAGATGCGGCAACCCTAATCCAATTGTTCTTTGAGACCGTCATTGAAAACTTTTCAGCCGACGATGCAAACACGGCGGCTCAGGGCTTTTTCTTTTCTGTGCTGGAGAGTTTTGAAAGCGCAGACGCTGCCACCGTCTTGGCGGCATTTCAGGCCGCAATCACAGAGAACGCTGCTCTTGCAGACACCTTCGGGGTCGGCGGGTGGATTAAGATCATCGACACGCAAAACGCTGGATGGGTGAACATCAACAACCCACAGCCACCGGGCTGGACCGCCATAGGTGACAGTCAGAACCCCAACTGGCAGAATATCAACAATTCGTAAGGACCGCACATGAGCACTTACTCACCCAGCCTCCGCGTTGAACTGATCACATCGGGCGACCAAGCCGGTACGTGGGGCAACACGACCAACGACAACTTTGCGTACATCTTTGACGCAGCCATTGCAGGGTATCAGACGGTCAGCGTCACCTCGGCCAATCAGGCATTCACGTACAACAACGGCCCGGTCAGCACTGCCAGTCTGAATCAGTCGGTCTACGCCATGCTGCGGCTGACCACAACGACCGGGGCTGCGTTTAACGTTTACGCGCCGCCCGTCTCCAAGCAGTACGTCATCTGGAACAACAGCGGCCAAGCTGCCACGATCTTCAACTGGACGACAATCAGCCCCCTCACCGCAGCGGGCACGGGCATTACGATTGCCAACGGCGACAGGGTTTTGGTCTGGTCTGATGGAACGAACTTTTATGAGGTCAAGGGCGGCAATGTCACTGGTATTGTGGCCGTAGTGAATGGGGGTACGGGCGCATCTGACGCGTCCGGAGCGCGGACCAACCTTGGCCTGGGCACGATGGCAATTCAGAAT